TCCAATCGGGAGGAGGGACAGGGCCACGGCCAAGAAGAAAGAGCTTCCCGGGCTGGCCTGAATTCTCGTTGGCCATGGCGAGAACCCAGAGCCTCCCCTCTTCCTCCCGGTCCAGGAGCTTCCGGTACAGCTTCGAGAAAGCCTCGAGGGAGGGCAAGGAGAGCGCTTTCAAGGCTTCGTCGATAGAAACTTCGGCCCTGTCCTTGAAGATCGCTTCAAGGCCCGTTTTGAACGCTTCCAGGGGCTTTATCCGGGGGGCTTTTGGTTCTTTTGGCGAGGGGAGAAGAGAGAGGGCAATCGCCTTGTGCTCCGGGTCCCCATTCTCCGAGGCCCAGGTGAGCAGGTTCAAGAGATCGGCTTTTTTCTTGGCCGCTGCGGAGGCTGATTCCGGGCTCCTTTGTCTTTTTGCGCGGGGAGGAGTAGCAGGGGCGAGGGTCAATTCGAAGGCCGCGGAGGCCGAGGGAGGGGCCTCGGGGACGAGGGGCAGGGATCCGGGGTTTAGGGTGTCGGTCATGAGCGGGGCTCCTTTTTTCTATACGGCGTGAATTCTTTGGTCGTGGCGGTCCTATCCAAAGGAACGGCGCCTCGAGGCTCCTCTTTTGAGACTTCTTTACAGTTCGAGGAGCAAGAATAATATCGACCCGTCACCATTTTTAACTGCCGCTCCCTTCGCCGATAGTCAAGATAGTTCACGAGGGCGTAGAGGCCGCCTGCCAAAAAAGAGAGGCCGATCCAGGCGAGAATGAACATTCCGATTTTTCCGATCATGTAGGATCCTCCTTCGCCCGTTCTTCCTCTTCTGTGAGGTCGAAGTCCGGGCTCTCTATGCGCTCGATCACGGCTTTGAGCCGCGTGAGCACATCCTGCTTATCGTAGACGACGTTGTGGACGAAGGAAAAGAGCCACGTGTCACCGGGAAAGGCGTCCTTGTACTTCATCCCGATCTTGGGTATATCGTCCGCGATCGCGTGCAGGGTTTCTTCTATACGAGCCTGGTAGTTTGTCATTCTTTCCCCTTCCCCTCTGCGTCTTCCCTCGGGCTTGGGACCGAGTCGCCGCATTACAAAAGGCGGGGAGGTGTCAAAAAGGCCCTCCTTGCAGTATTCCCCGTTTCCTGCAAGGAGGGTGAAGGAGGAGGATGTCTACGAGACGAATGCCGCGACGAGCTTGTCTTTCTTGAGCTTCGCGAGGATCGCGGCGCGGATGTAGGAGCCCCTCCTCCCTTTCGGGAAAAGGGAGATCCAGGCCGCCGGAACGACGAGGGAAATCTGCATCGGATCGACGATCTTCTCTTTGACCTCGCTCTTTTTTGCGGGTTGTGCGGTCTTCTTCGTGGATTTCGCGCTTGCGAGCTTCTTCGTACTTGCCATAGTTGCCTCCTTGTTGGCAATGGACGCTGTCATCGGTTCCCCTGTCGGGAAAACGATGGTTTATAGGGCAAGAATAGCACGAAAAGAGTAACGTGTCAATAGGTGAGAAGAGAAAAAAGCAAATAAGAGGGAGTTGAGAGAATAGAGAAGTGGAGATTTTTACTTGTCAGTACTTGACAAACTGGACAAGTTACATTTCGAAGGTTGCCGAAATGTATCGTTTAGAGGTCGAAAACTTAGGTTACGATTGGCTTTTTCTGTGGATAAGTCTGTGGATAACTTTTTAATTCGTTATAGGATAAAGAGATATTTGTACTGCCACTACTGCCACTTTATAGAGTGAATTTGTCAAGGTAGTGGCAGTACAAAATGTCCTTATGGTGTAAGGAGTTAGCCGATTCACTTGACAAACTTGACAGTACTGACAGTGTTTTGAGAATTCAAAAAAGGCGCTAAGTTGCTATGCTTTCCGGGTTATTATACATACAACGTTATTAAAGGCTGTATTGAAAAAAACATACATGTGGATAACTTGTGGATAACTTGTGGATAACTTTGACGCTATTGGTTGAACGATTTTATCCAAAAGAATATATCTAATAGATATATTCGTTTTTCGTTTCTTCGTATGCTGTCAGTAGTGTCCAGTTTGTCAAAAACAGGAGCTAATTCCTTGTCCTGTAAAGAGTTTATTGTACTGCCAGTACTTGACAAACTTGACAAAGGTATGCCATAGGTAGAACGGCTCCGCGAGGCTCAAAAGAAGGGAAAATCTATCTAGGTTTGAGTTCATTTTTCTGGTCTTGGATATATAAGAGCGTGAAAAAACACACTATAAGGCGATTGTTTCACGAATTGGTTCGTAGATTTTGAGAGTGCGAAGATGTTCGCGAGAGCAGGCGCCCCGCATCGAGGGAGATCTCTTGACTTCTTTGTTCGCCTTGGGCTATCTTTTGAGCACCAAGGGCTACGTACCGCGAGGATCCTTCGAAGCGCTTCGGGGGGTCCCTTCTTTTTGTCCCTGTGTTTCTATTTGTAGAAACACTCGACCCATAAAAAGAGCCCCTCGAGGTGGTAGGGGTCTCGAGGGGCCGAAGGGGCGATGAAGAAGCCAGGCGTTGCATTTAAGATAGCACGGATCCCGTCTTTCTGTCAACTGTCCACAAGCTAAATCTTTTTGGCTCTTCGACTTGACGTAGTTGTCCACAGGGTATACACTGCACGATAAGGGGAGCCATAGAATGCCTGAGAACTCTCGCGACACCGCCCTTGTCATAAGCCCATTACTCGCAGACGAGCCCGAATGGGATGAGGCGCGGCTTCAGGTCCTCGTGAAGGCGATCGGGCGCGGGAACCATTTCCCGACGGCCTGCAAACTCGCGATGCTCCCCAAGAAAACGTTCGATAAGTGGATGCGCGAAGGCGAGAAGGAAGACGCGGCGGAAGAGCTGCGTCGTTTTTTTGTGCTCGTCACGATGGCCGAGGCGACCGCTGAGGACACGCTTCTCGGTGCCGTGAGCCGCGGGGCGCGAAGGGATTGGCACGCAGCTCTCGCGGTCCTCGAGCGAAGATTCCCGACCTGGTCCCCTGTCAACAAGATCGATCTCAAGGGCAATCTCGACATGAACGTAGCCCACACGCTCCCGAGATCCAGGGAAGAGCGGGCTTCTTTGTATGACGAGCTCCTCGCGGCTGCGATGCGGTCTTCCGAGACAGCCCCGCAAAGCGCGGGATCAAGTACTCGCGAAGAGGAGGCGGCGCGTGACGGCAGTGTGTCCTAAAGCCGTGGAGCTTCTCCCGAGAGAGCTTTTCTCCACGCTCTCTGACGACGCGCAGGAGCGTTTTCTCGCGCTGCACCGGGAGCAAGTCGCGCCTAAGTTCGAAGAGTGGCGGAATCCCCACCCCATAAAGTGCGCCTACGGAGGGAGAGGAGCGGGAGCGAAGTCGAGATCCGCGGGCTCCCTTCTCATTCAGTTCGGCGAGAATCCGGCGTACTTCGGCGACAAGATCCGCGTTCTTTGTGTCCGTGACGTGCAGAAAAGTATCAAGGAATCGAGCTGGCTTTTACTCAAGGACTCTCTCGAGCGGCTCGGGTATGGCGGCTGGAAGGTCACGGACGACTACATCCGGAACATGAAAAACGGCTCGTATTTCGTGTTCAACGGGTTAAACGATATGACGAAGGACCAGCTCAAGAGCTTCGAGTCGTTCGATATTCTTTTTGTCGAGGAAGGCGCGCCGGTGTCCCATGACTCCTGGGAATCGATCCTCGCGACATTCCGGAAGAAGACTTCGGAGATCTGGTGTCTTTTCAATCGCGACAAGCACCGGGATCCGTGCTACGAGCTTTTTTGCCTGAATCCAGAACCCTCATGGTCCATCATCAAGTGTGAGCCAGGGCCTATCGACAATCCGTGGTGGTTCGAGTCGAACTTGCAAGCCCGCTGGGACAAGCTCAAGGAGCGCGATCCCGACGAAGCTCTCCACGTGTACGAGGGCCTTCCGCGCACGCAGTCGGACAAGGCTATTTTCTCCCGCTTGCGGGTCGAAGCGACAAGAGACCGGGAAGGCGTTTCCGAGGACGGGGGAATCGAGATCGGCGTCGATGTAGCGCGCTACGGGACCGACAGCACGCAGATTTTCAAGCGGAAAGGATTCTGCGTCGTGCAGCACGTGGAAAAACGAGGCTACGACACGAACGAGATCGCGGACGTGGTGTGGAATGACGTCGCGGAACGGGACCCGAAGGTCCCTATCAAGATCGACGTCGGCTACAACCCGGGTGTTGCGGACGTGCTCAAGCTCAAAGGGGCCTATGTCGTCGAGGTCGGATTCGGGGAGAACGCGAACGACCGGGACCAGTACGCGAACGCGGCAACTGAAATGTATTTCGCGCTCCCCGTGGACGAGATGCGGATCCCTTCCGAAATGCTCACGGACACGCTTTTCGAGGACCTTACCGAGAGGCTTTACGGGTATGACAAGCAATCGAGAAAGATGATCGAGCCCAAAGACGGGAACACCACGACCGAGAACGGGCAGACGAAATCGAACTTCAAGGGGCGCCACGGGGGACGAAGCCCGGACGAGGGCGACGCGTTGGCGCTCTGTTTTTATAGCAAGGGATCTTGGTCCTTGTACTAAGGGAGGATGACATGAAAGTGAAAATCGCCATAGAAGCGGGAAAAGAGAATTTCGAGACGGTGCTCGACGTCCCTGACGCGGCCTACATGCTCGTGAAAGACAACCCCGTCGCGTTCGCCCGGTTCATAGGCCCCCGCCTCCCGATGGGTTTCGTGAAGAAAGAGACCGTCGTGAAGGAAAAGAAACCCGAGGCCGTGCGCTACGGATCCGGGGACGCGGAGGGAAAAGAGCTCCCGAAAGCCCCCGTGACAAAGCCCGTGAAGCCCAAGGTAACGAAAGACATGTCGAGCGAGCAGGGCGCCTGGACCCCTGACTCGGCGAAAGGCGAGGAAGTGTGAACATTTTCCAGAGGGTCGGCAAGGCTGTAGGCTTTCTCCAAGCCGTGCAGCAATCGGTACGGGACGCGCTTCGCGTAGCGTGGTCCGAGGCCCCGAGGCGTGCGACGGATCTCTACACGGACACGTTCCACAAAACCCCGATGCTCGACCCTCTGCACCTTATCGCCTCCGACGTGTCCTCCGCGCCTTTTTCGCTTTTCAGGAAAGCGGACTACCTCCGGGATTCTGAGAACGCGAAGCCTCTCGCCGACCATCTTCTTTTGTCGGTGCTTAACAATCCAATGCCCGCGCACAAGGAGATCGACTTTTTCCAGTTCTTCTATTGTACCGTCATCTATTACGAGCTCATCGGCGATTGCTTTTGGCTCGTGGACCGGGACGGAGGGCGCGGGAAGCCAACCGGCTTCTACCTTGTCCCGCCTTCCTGGATGCTCGCCACTCCAACGGCCCAGGATCCCACATTCCACGTCCAGCCCATGGGAAACACGTCGCACACGGGAATCGTCGTTCCTCAATCGGACGTGATCTGGTTCAAGGCCCCGAACCTCGTGAACCCCTACGGGCGCGGCAGGGCCAGGGCCGAGGCGATCGCGGACGAGATTGACACGCATGAGTATTCGAGCAAGTACGCGAAAAACCTTTTCTACAACGACGCGGTTCCCCCGCTCATTCTCGAACTTCCTGGGATCTCGGAGCCCGAGGCGAAGTCCTTCAAAGAAAAATGGATGGAAAACTATGGCGGCTTTTTGAACGCGCACAAGCCCGCGATCGTAGGGAAGAAGGATTTCAAACTTCATCAAATTTCGACCACGAACAAGGAAATGGACTTCGTGGAGTCGCGGAAGTACCTGATTCAGATGGCGAACGAACACTACGCCGTTCCTCCCGAGATCCGGGGGAATCTTCAGAACTCGAACCGGGCCACCATAGACAGTTCGATGTACCTCTGGACCAAGACCGTCGTTTCGAAGCGCCTGCGCCTCTTTGAGTCGGCGCTCAACGCCCAGGTCGTGCCGCTCTTTGACAAGTCCCTTCTTTTCAAGTATGGGAACATCGTCCCGAATGACGATGAATTTGCCTTGAAGAAACTCTCGGCGGGTCTCGGGGCCGGCGTCGTGACGCGGAACGAGTGGCGTGTCGGGATGGGGCTCCCGAGGGACGAGGCTCGAGGGGACGTTTATCTCATGGGCTTCATGGTCCAAGAAGTCCCCGCATTCAAGAAAACAGAACTCGCGCCCCCGCCTGACGCCCCGAAGCCAGCGCCCGAAGATGCGACCGAGGAGCCGGAAGAGCCCGAAGAGCCTGAGAGCGAAGAGACCCCCGCCCTCGAGGAAGGGAAAGCTGCGCCTTTGTCCGACATCGTGAAGGCGATCGACGCAACTGTCGAGAAGATCAACACGGAGACCGTGAAACGGAGCGAGCAAGAAACGCGACTCGTCGCGATCTGGAAAGCCTTTGACAAGCGGGCCAATGCCGTGGAGCCAAAGTTTCGGGAAGCGGTTCGCGTGATCGCGAACACGCAGAACCAGAAAGTGGCCGACGCGATCCGTTCCGCGATGCGAAAGAGCACGGACGAGAAGACTCTGAACGCGGCCTTGAAGCGCGTGTTCGACGACACCATGGACGAGAGCGTGAAAACCGCGCTCACGCCTGCGTGGCTCGTGGGCATGGAAGCCGGAGCCGATCAAGCGGCGGACACGATAAGCGGGAAAGGCTACGTCCCGGAAGAGCGGAAACTCGAGCACGTAAAAAACCCCTGGTTCGCGAAGTACCTCGAGAAGTACGGGCTTTTGAAGGCCAAAGAGATCAACACCACGACCTATGACACGCTCCGCGAGACCCTGGACACCTCCCTTGCGGAAGGGCTCTCGCAGGGCGAAGGGCTCACGAAGCTCATCGAGCGCCTACTCACCGAGACCGAAGGGGTCTATGGGAACATGACAGAACAGAGGGCCGAAGTTATCGCGCGCACGGAATCCGCGACGAGCGAGAACTTCGGCATTTACGCGACCTACAAGATCGAGGGCGTGGAGAAGAAAACGTGGCTCGCGACCCGGGACGAGCGGACACGCGACGCGCACCGCGAGGCAGACGGCCAGACGGTCGGGATTGACGATCCGTTCCTCGTGGACGGCGAAGAGCTTGATTTTCCGGGGGATCCTGCCGGGAGCGCGGGAACCGTGATTCAGTGCCGGTGCACGATGCTCGGTGCGGTGGAGTGAGGAGGCAAGGACTATGTTGATACGAGCACCTGAGAGCTTCGACAAGCTCTTGAACGGAAGACCCTATTCGGAACTCGCGGGAAAAACGAACTTGTACCCGACCGCGTTCCCCTTCGACCGGGGGATCTACAGCTCTCCGGCCCCTGTCGTGCCTGTGGCGCTGTGGGGCGAGGTTTCGGGGGTCACATCCGAACAGACGCTGTGGCCGCTCGCATTCGATAGGACCTGGCCCACGGCGGCGTTCACGGTCGCGATCTCCTCGGACGATGCGGCAGACGTCCTTACTACGGGAACAGGCGCCTGGACCGTGGAAGTAGACGTGCTCGACACGGACTACGCGGCCCACACGATCACCATGAACTTGAACGGCACGACCGCCGTGGTCGACACGACTCTTGCGGGGGACGTGATCAGAGTGAACGACATCCGCGTCGTTGCAGCAGGAACGGGCCTCGCGAACGCCGGGAACCTCTACGTGTTCGACTCGACCGACACCTTGACGGCAGGCGTTCCGGCCACCGAGGCGAAGACCTTTCAAATCATGCCGCTTGGCAAGAACCTCTGCATGAGCGGCGTGTATACGGTGCCCGCGGGCTGCATGCTCCAAGTCTCGGCCCTGCGCGCAGGGTTCGACGAGACGAGCACCACCGCGAGGGCTGCGCAGCTCAAACTCAGGACCCGGGTCCTCGCAGGGACGAAACGAATCTCGGCGGATCTTCCGGTTTCGGGGCAGATCACGGGGTACTCGGGGACCCTTGACGCGCGGTACTTCAACGGCGTCACGTTTCCTGAGAAAACGGACATAGAACTCAGGGCCGCTGCAAGCGAAAGCCTCACAGTTTTCGCGTTTGCTGACGGAACATTGTTCCACGTGTGAAAAGAGGAGGAACGGTAAATGGCAAGAAAAATCCTTCCCTGGGGCGGACCTGGGGACTATATCGGAGAGATGTGCAACGATAATTTCGAGGAGCTTTACGCGGACCAGGCCGAACTCGAACGAAACCTGACTCCGTCCGGGCTTTCCTTTTTTGTCGATCCCACGAACGGGGACGACGACAGTGACGGAACGACCTGGGCCCTCGCCAAAAAGACTCCGCAGGCCGGCATCGATCTTTGTACTGCGGATCGCGGGGACACGGTATGGTTCCGGAAAGGCACGATGACCGTAACGGAAGCCGTGCTTTTCAACAAGGCGGGAATCATGGTCCGCTTCGCAGACTTCGGCGCGAGCCCCTATGACCAGGGCGAGAAAGCCACGATCTGGGCGGCGGAAGCCTATACCACGGGACCCGTGGCGATCGTCTCGGCTCCGTGCCGGATCATAGGCCTCGGGTTTTCTTCCCGCTTCACCACAGGTTCTGCGCTCAAGATCGACGGCGAGGGCGGCGGATTCGTGGGCGGATTTTGCGACATTCTCGGATGTCGGTTCCCCGGATGGGGGAGCGAACTCTACGGGATTCTCACAGAAGCGGGAACGTACAACCGGATCGCGAGCTGTGATTTCGAGGGGTTTACGGCAGGCATTGCCTTCGGCCCCAGCGTGTCGAACAACCCGACCGACAACATCGTCGAGAACTGCGTGTTCAAAACCTGTACCTATGGGATTGAGCACCTCGCCTCGGGGACTCCGCAGAAACAGCTATACCGAAGGAACTGGTTTCCCTCGGCGAAGGGAATCAATTTCAACGACGTGGACGCTACGGGTCTCGTCGCGGATAACTTTTTCTCGACGGCCACGGACACGGGCACCTATGACATTGCGGTCGCCGCGGCCCAGGTCCACGGGATGGAGTTTTCTGGGAACCACTATTCGGAGTGATGAGAGATGGCGAAGGTAACGATCGACAATGGAGACACGGGCCTCGAGGTCCGGACCGCGATTAACGGGATGTTCACGGAGCTCTATGCAGGACAGAAAGTCGCGGTCCCTGCGACGCCCACCTCGACCGGAGTCGCGGGAACCTGGGCGCTCGATGCGTCGAATATCTACCTTTGTACCGCGACGAACGTATGGGTCCGCGCGCCCTTGACCTTTGACACGTGGACGCCTTGAGAGGAGATGAGAAATGCCGAATAAAGAGCTTGTGACGCGCGTCACACAAATTGGCGCGGAAGAGGAAAGGGTTCTCGAGTTCATCGCGTCCACAGAGACCCCTGACCGGAGCGGCGACATCCTCGACGTGGACGGCTGGAAAACGGACGCCTACATCGGCTCGACCGAGAAGAACGGGAACCCTGTTTTCGCCTGGGGGCATGACTATTCGAAACTCCCGGTCGGAAAGACGTTGAGCGTGATGAAGGATCTCGCGTCGAAGGCCTTGAAAATCCGGGTATGGTTCCCGTCGATCGAGGACATGAACACGGATCCCGCGCACCCGAGCGAGCCCTCCCTTTTCGCTGATACCGTGTACAACGCCTACAAGAAAGGGCTTTTGAACGCGGTGTCGGTTGGCTTCAACCCCATCAAGTGGGAGCCGCGCACGGACCCCGAGATGCAAGACAAGCCCACCTATGCGCGGGGCATGCACTTCATCGAGCAGGAGCTTTTGGAAGTGTCTGCGGTCGTCGTGCCGTGTAACGCGGAAGCGCTCATCACGGGCCGCTCGGTGAAGCAACTGAACCCCGCGCTCGACGAGAAGATCCTGAAAGTTTTTTCTTCTTTTGGCCTCGTGAAGAGCGAGGAAAAGAAAGAGCCTGAAGTACAAGAAAAGGAGGTGCCTACCGTGCCGAAAGAGAACGAGCTTTCGGACGTTGCGAAGAGCGTCGAGGAGATCAAGACCGCAGTCGAGAAACGCGGTTCGAGATTCTCGACTGAGACTCGCAAGGTCTTAGGCGAGGTCACAGACGCGATGAAGGCTTGCCGGAAGGGCATCGCCGCGTGTGAGAAGGCCATTGAAGGCCTCATGGCCGAACCTGAAGAAGTGAAACCGGAGGACGAGGAGTCCCCGAAAGCACTACGGGAACCGGAGACCAAGGCCGTCGAAAAGGCGGCTGAGACGCCCGTCAAAGAGGCGGTCGAAAAGGTCAAAGGGGATTTACGACTTGATTCTTCCACGTTGCTTTCCGACGTGGAGAAACTTTTTTCCGTCGAGGAGGAATAAACGATGGAAGGTAACGAAAAAATGAAACTGGATCAGTACATCGAAGCCAAAGTCGCGGAGATCTATGAGCGCAACGCCAACGATCCCGCCAAGGCTCAAGTCCAGGCCGCGCACACGAAAGCGTTCGTCGAAGCCGTCGAGGACGCGGACAAGAAGGGCGTGAAAATGCCTGCCGCCGGAGACTCCTTCGGGCGCTTCGCCATGGGCATTCTCAAAAGCTACAACGACCCCGAGAAAGCGCTCGCGTGGGCCGGGAATACGTACCCGGACGACAAGGCCCTGTCCGGTTACTTCAAGGCGCTCACCGTGAGCACGCCGTCCGAAGGCGGGTTCGTGGTGCCGGACGTCCTCTCCTCGGAGATGATCCAATACTTGTACCCTCAGCTCGCCTTCGCGAAGCTCGGGGCGAGACGGATCAACATGCCGAGAGGGAACCTCACTCTCCCGCGGTTCGACGCGGCAGCTTCGGCCACCTACATCGGCGAGACCGAGAAGGCGGCGGACACGAAGCCCGTGATCGGCACCGTGAAAGGCTCCTCGAGGAAGCTCGCGGCCCTGATCCCGATCTCGAACGACCTCATCCGGGATTCCGATCCCACCTTCGAGACCTACGTCAGGGATGACGTGATCATGGCGCT